GTTTCAAGAAATTCATTTATTTTTCGGACGGTACCCTTTCCGATACCACACATGTGGGAAAGTTCTTCGCCGTTGGTTACCTTGAAATCAAGGTGGTAGATCAGATTGGCAGCTCTTTCGTACACAGCTTTCTTGTATTCATTTTCTTCCTCCTTGGCGAGCTCATCGAAAGCTTCGGTGAGAGGTAAGTTGTAACAGACAAAGAAGTTATCATCAGATTCCGATTCAGATTCAGATTCAGATTCAGATTCAGGTTCAGATTCCGTTTCATATTCGGAGTCAGAGTCGAAGTCGGATGCAACGGATTCGTCGTCACTCACTTCAGCGTAATGAAGCATGGTTTCGTATTCCAGGATGGCCTTTTCTTCTTCACATTTGCGGAGACGCTCTTTGAGTTCGGCGTTCTCCTTTTCAAGGTTGGCGATGTAGGTAGCGATAGATTGAGAGTTCATGTTTGACTGAGTCTTGTGATTTTAATGATATGTCAATGTGACTTAGGTACTTTTTTTTGTGTGTTTAATGTAAGATGTCTGGTAGAACTGCAACAAGTAGAATTAGAAAACAGGCTAGTAAGTTCTCACCAGAAGACACACGAAAAACGCCAGGTAGAACTATACCACCCAAAACAAAGACTGCGGCCAAGACAAAGACCGCGACCAAGACAAAGACCGCGACCAAGACAAAGACCGCACCTAAATCAAAAGCAAGTAACAATGGTCTTACTAAAAGTCAGCGTTTACTATTGGGTAAGAAACAACTAGAATCGGGGATAAGTCCCATGAAAATACCAATTAAAACGGCAATAAAAATTGCACATGAAGTAGGAATAACGTATAACGATCCCAATAAAATAAGAAAAACAGTTAAAAAAAATTATAGACCAAAGGTTACTTTTGAACAATTGGCTAAATTGAGAAATGAACAGACTAATAAAAACAAAAGAACAATTGCTGTCGCCATGATAAGTGCACAGAAAAACGTCCCAGGTACCCAACAAATAATACCCAAAAACCTCAACAAAACTAAATCCCTTCTTAAAGAAAAACTTAACGTACTCATTAAAAGATCATTCACAGTTAAAAAAACTACATATAATTTTAATGAAAAAGATGTAGTTCACGATTTTCTGCTTATGATATGGGGAGATCTTAAACATGATGATCTATTGACTAAAGATCAATATGGATTTTCCAGTTTTTTAGAAGGTGATATAGCAAAACGACTTACAGATAACAAGAATGTAAAATTCAATAAAGAATCCGAATTGGTAAAAAAACTCTTAAAATATGAAATAATAAAATACACAAATAAACAACAAGTTGATATAACAATTGCAGGTGAATTGGAACGGAAACACAAAGAACACTTTGCAGATCTATGGAAATCCGGTAAACGTATACATATACCAAAACGCGACATTGGCCGTAGTATATCCAGACTCAGAAAACCAGGTGCTAATACGATACATTTGTGCATAGATTCAGAAAGTAGCCTTAATAGTTTCTCTAAACTTATAGATAATTCTATATATGTAGCACAAGGTGGTACAAAAGAACAAAAATTTGTTAAACGATTCGTTACTCTACCAAATTTACTCGATCCAGGTAGAGGTCAGAATAAAACGAGGGGTGGTATGGGTAAACCCGGTGGTTTGATAGACATTTTACAAACAAAACTATTCAATTCTAATGAAATACCATCAACTAGGTTTAATCTTCAAAAATTTACATTTAATTTTGGTGGCGTGATCAAAATAGAAATGAAGGAAGAAAATTCCGGATTTAAATACCTCTTAAATGGTAAAGAAATTAAAACGAGTGTTAAAAAAGCTAATGCCGGAAATTCAAACACACCGGGTGATAAAATATCAAAGTTGTTTGGTGATTTAATGCAAATTTTAGTAGTATCGGCGATAGAAAAACAACTTAATAAAAATATTTGTGGAGCTACATTTGATGGTGCATTTGTTGGTATGTCTGGATATGTACAACGTCATCTATTTGGACAATCCCCGAAACTATTTATAGAAGATGTAAGTAAACTTGGAGCTAAAAATGCTAAGAGTGGTCTGACCATTTATGGATTTAGTACAATTTTAAATACACCACCTATGATGAACAATACCCAATCGGGTAACAATACTGAACGGTCAGCTACACCAGGTAGTAAAGTGACACTCCCACCCAGACCAGCTAAGCAGAGACCTTCGATGCCTAAAAAAAGAGTAACATGGGAAAATAACACGGCTCGAGAAAAATTAGAGATGCAAATACGAAAACGAAAACTAAATAACGTATTCGTAAATGGTTATCTCAAACAATACGATAACGGAAAACTAACCGCAAACGAAATAATTAAAAAGGTAGATGCAGCAGCAACTAATAGAAATAAACTTGCAACTTATGAACGCAGGGGTACATTAAGACGCAGAACTGGTTAAATCTTTATCCGCCGTGTAATACGTCTTCCCTTTCATAACAAAACTATGCACTCTCGCATATGCCCACGCCTGTGGAGAAGCGCCCGGTCGGTGTCCGGTTCTCCACGCGGCGAGTCCTCGATCGTACACGGTTCTCAGTGTCTTTAGTGGTATCTTCGTTGCCTTCGCTATTTCGGGGAGGGACTTCGCGTTCGGGTACTTTTCGCGGAATCGTTTCGTGTACGAGGAGGTGCGCGTTTTCACGTTCTTATCGGTAGAGAATTTCGTGTATGTTTTCTTTTTCATTTTCATGTATCTAGTTTCTACGTCCTTGAGTGTCTTGAGCCCTCTGAAATATTTAAGGGGTGCGTATACTGGACCCTTTGTTCTTCGCAGTTCGCGAACTTTCTTAGATATTTCCTGATCGGTGAGGGTCATCTTACTTATAATACAGATTTAATCTAAAGGTCAAACCAATTATAGTCCTTCTTTTCCTCCTTGTTACATCTACGACACGCGTTGTATGAATCTGTCTTTGGGTTATACACATACTTCTTGTCTCTACACTGTGGACAACATTTCACAGGTGGTCGCGTCTTCGCGCGTTTGATTCGTGTATTCGTATCTAACTCCATGAGTTTCCAAGTGAGAAACTGTGCCGTGATGATCTTCGCCATACTTTACTTTCCGAAAAATTTAATCGCTTCTTCGATGCTATGAAACACTTTGTCACCGAACTTGACGCGACCCGTTTTGGTGCAGTACAGGCCCTCTTTACCACAATATGTAGCTTTGTGAAGCATGATTGGTATTTGTGTACACTACAAGTGACTTAGGAAAAAATAAGTTAAACATTCTGGGGCATGTACATCTAAGCATGAGTCTTGAAATAATCATAGGTAACATGTTCTCTGGTAAGACGTCGGAGCTGATCCGGCGTCTTAAGAGATACAGAGTTCTAGGTAAGAGAATCGTAGTCATAAATTCAAAAAAAGATACGAGGTGTGAAGAAGAAGCCATTTACACACACGACGGTGTAAAGTTTGACTGCATAAAAGTTGGGTGTCTCGCAGACACACTCATAAAAGAAGAATTCTGTAACTCGGAAGTCGTAGCCATAGATGAATGTCAATTTTTCGGTAGTCTCAAAGATTTCGTGGGTATGTGTCTCTTTCTTAAAAAGAAAGTAGTCCTCGCGGGTCTTGATGGCGACTACAAGCAACACAAGTTTGGGGAAATCATAGACTGCATACCCATGGCTGATCAAGTTACGAAATTATCAGCTCTGTGCATGAAATGTAAAGATGGAACACCTGGGCCATTCACGAAACGTCTCGTGGACACGAAAGAGTTAGAACTAGTGGGAGGTAACGAGTCGTACGAGGCTGTATGTAGACATCATTTACTATCCTAGAACCTTTTAATATCTAATATGAGTACCATCCGTCTATCGTCTGTAGTCTTTTCAACCTTGTGATATCTCGAATGATCAAATAGCATGTCTTCGCCAACTTTGTGCTCGTGCGTCTCGTATTCTGTATCGAGTGTACTCGTACCCTCAAGTGTGAGATGATATCTCAAGTACATGTTGTGCTCAGCCTTGTGTGGGGGTATGGTCATGGGTCCATCCATGACAGCAATCATACCACCCGCGACAGATGGCATTTTATCGATGCGTTCTTTTATGACGGGAAAATCTTCGATCTTATAAAAATAATAATCATCGTTCTTTTCGAACCACGAGTCTTCATCATGGAAATAATATTTTTTTGCACTTTTCATACCATCGTACACCGCTGCTTTCATTTCCCTATGATATAACCTGAGGATCCACAAGTCACTAAAGTCACTCGGGTGATAGAATGGTTTATGGAACAATATGTCTATGATCGTGTTTCTCATACCTACTAAAGGTCTGAGTGGTTTGCGGAAATACAAACGATCTATCGGATTCTTAAAATAATCAAGAGCCACCAACACGATTGGAAACAGGAGACACTTGAATATTTTCTCCATCTATATTAAATGCCAGGTTATAAAGGAAAGGAATACTACGCGCCAGAGCCAACTGAAGAAGTTAACACTCTCGACAAGCGATTTTTCATGGGTCTCACTAGAACACAGACTGGTTTGATTGCCCCACCAGCTATTTACTTTATGTTGGTGCTTCTCACCGTGATCATGGCTCTCCCAGCTGTATACAAGAAACGCCCAGCTTTGTTGATCCCACTCAGCATCGGTTTGTACATAAACGGTATTCACTTGTACCACCACTACGCTCTCTTGAAAAAGTAAATTAATTTAGATGTGTATATTAATAGAATGTTCCTATCAAAGGTTTTCGCAAATTTGATATTTCAGTCCATCGTGGCATACGGATTTGCAAAGGCTATCATAGAAGATAAACGCATGAGCGAAGCTTTCGCTAAAAATATTTTGACGTATCTCATCGCGTGGTTCGTCGCGATACTCATGTTTGCTTTCACCAAGAATATCATCACGCGTTTCATGTTATTCACTGGTATATCCGCTCTATCTGGCATGTTCATGGGTCTCAGAGGTGAAAGATATGCGAAGGATGCATTGATAGACGCCGTCACTATATTCATAGGTATGTTTACCTTGGGTTTGGCGACGCATGCACTCGGATATGACTTGAAAGTACTCGGCTCAGTATTGTTCTTTGCACTCATTGGTTTGATTCTCGCGCGCCTATTCACGGGTGAGAGATACTCGAAAATAATCGTGGCTTTGTTTGCTCTCTTTGTCGTGTATGACACAAATATCATATTGTCTAGAAACTATGAAGGTAATTTTGTCGGTGCATCCTTCGATTATTTCACGGATTTGATTAACCTATTCAGTGGTCTGATAGATAATGAATAGAGAACATCAAACCAAAACTATGTCTTTATATAGTAACTATGTCTAATTGATAGAGGGTACTCCTTAATTATTTTTTTATGCATAACTTTTAGAAAAAAAATTATTTTTTTTATTTCTTTTTTCTAAAAGAAAGTTTCAAAAATAAAAAAAAATATTTTGAAACATTTGAAATTTTAATTTATGTACAATATCCACAATATGTTACCAAAAGTATGTCTTTATGGGATAACTATGTCTGTTTTAGACCAATTTTGATTTTATACATGTATTTCTGATTACAAAGTTTAGAAAAAAAAATTATTTTTTTTATTTCTTTTTCCAAAAAGAAAGTGTAAAAAATAAAAAAATTTTTCGGATATAAATAATAATGAGAGTCATTCTCAAAAAAAGTCCGATCCGTGACAAGAAGTACAGGGTCACGTTTCCTAACGGTGATCACGTAGACTTTGGTGGTAAGGGGTACACGGACTACACCATACACAAAGATCCCATGAGAATGAGACTCTATGTTTTACGACACGGGGGAGGTGACACGCGTAAATTTAGTGACCCAGACCGGGTACACGAGCGAATGTTACGATTGAGACGGAGCAAACTCGAGGATTGGGGGATCTCGGGTTTGAAGACCGCAGGTTTTTGGTCCAGGTGGCTCTTGTGGAGTCACCCAAACATGTCCGACGCGATTAAGTTCATGAAGACTGAGTTTGGACTCAATATAAAATCTGTGTGAATAATAAAATATGGTTGATGCTAAATGCAGTCCATTTGCACTCTCCTCTGCATTATGTTGCATGTGTTGTATGTATTTAATGTATAAACCACTCGCAGCTACGAGGTCCGCATTGAAAAATTATGGGGCACCTGTCCCATTTAACCTCACATTAATGTGGTGCGTATTGTCTTGTTGCTTGAGCTCGGGTATTCTTAACATTTCGGATTGCGGTCTTCAATACACGGGACTTAATCATAAATTAGGTGAACTCATAGGTTACGGCAAATCCGAAGAATCAGCCTAAAAGAAGTTATCGGTTCGGTACAACTTAGCTTCGAAATCACCGGTTTGACCTAAAACACCGACAGTTTCGTTTCCGTAAATTTCTTGACATCCAATATCATCCATGCAGTCTCTTTCACCCATAGACACTGGAAGAGAGTACATCTGATCACCCGGGGTCACCGTGTAATAATGATACCTGTCGCGTCGCCCACGAACTTCTTTACCGTAGAGAGGGAGTGTTTCGTTGTTTTCCCCGATCAAAACACCCATCTGTTGAACGTGTTCAGGTTTGTATTCCTTGATTGGGGGTGCTCTGAATTCTCGTTCGACTGGAATCTGAATCGGAACTCTGACCCCGACGCGTTCACGAACACGAACCTGTTTCACGACTGGGTTACGAATGAGATAAATCACGACCGCGAGAAGAGTTAAGGCTACTATCACGAGCAATTGCTGTCTGTTTTTTGCCTTCATTATTATTATACATAGATTTTAATGCGATCCTAATATGCTTCTGTGAGTACACCTGTTTACGGTGTTTCTTGTCATTTTTGGTCACGCGTTTCTTTGGTTCTTTGTAGTCCATGTTTATTATTACACACGTTTCTAATGTTTATCTAGTGATAGTTGATGACACGTTGGCCGCGCATGATTTGTAAAACACCCCCGTGTATTCCGTGATCACCGATTCTAGGAATGTAATCAATTTCGCGTTTTCTCCCATTTACGATTAAGAATTTTCGTGCACTGTATAGGATCGAGCGATCCGTCACCGCTTTGGTACCACATCCCCATCTGTAATCGTAAACTGGAGCGTAAGAAGGCATCTTTATTTTGTAATGATTATTAGTGCGCGTGTATCTAACTTAGGACAAAGTTATTCTACCTAACCTGTACTGCACGATCATCCACAAAGCAAACATCAAAGTTTTTAAAATTTTGCTAGAATCCGTGTCGTCCATCTTATATATGGGACCCATGACTCGACCAAAGAAGGTTTCTTCTTTAGTGTTTCCGGTGACGTACATTTCCATTTGAGTCAACGCACACGTGTCATCATTCACGGACCAATGGTAAAATATGAATGGCACGAGGAGACTATACATCTCCAACAATTGCGTATTTTTCAGGAAGGGAATCACGAGCATCGCGATGAACAATACGAAGTGGATGTAGAATATAATGTTCATTACTATTAATATGAGCCAAGAAAATAGTGAGAACAATATGATCGTGGGTTTCCCAAAGGATATCGAAAAGCCCGACGCCCCAAAGAAGTGGCACACTCAACAAGAAAAGATTCTCCAAGATTGGGGTGAAGCCGCGGCGTGTTACAGATACATGAACTACCAAGCATTTTTGATGTTTCAAGCCCTGAGCATGCGTTTTACACTCCCCGTTATCGTACTCTCGACCATCACCGGTACGGCAAACTTTGCCCAAGAACAATTCC